CGGGGAACTCAAGGACACCAGGCGGCGTGGCGCCATGCGAGAACATCGACGAGGCATAGTTCTCCATCGCCATCGTCAGTCCAATTCCCTCGCGCGCCAGTTGGATCGGCGAGACACCGGTAACTCCGTCTCCAGACAATCCCACCGTGCGCCATAGCTGGCTTGGCGTATAGACGCGCGACCGTCCCGGTTCCTGATAATCGAAAAACAGCTTTCCGCGCTCAGTCGTATCGACGTTCATATAGCGGCTGTTGAGCGGATAAAGCCCGCCGATGCCGCCAGCGCCATCGCTCAGTATCTCAGCATAAGCATTGCCGCGTAGCGCCAGGTTCGCTACCAGGTATTCCCGCAACTCGCATGCGGTGTTAGTGTCATTCGGCGACTGCCCCAGGATGGTATTGAGCGGATGATCCGGCACTACCATCCGGCTGCCATTCGGGCCTTTTTTGTAGACCTTCAGCGGCAGGCTTGCGATGGTTTCCGACAGTATGCGGACACAGGCATAGATCGCGCTGTTGGTCATTGCCGTTTCCGGCGTGACAACCTCCCCGGAGATGGTCGGCGGCATGCCGATAGTCTGGCGCCACCACTCAGGTTCCTGCAGCGTAGCCGCTTTCGGCCTGACAAACTGTACCAGCGTCTTGAGCGGGTTTTTCATAGCGCGATAAAGCCTCGCTCATCGTATGGGTGGTGCTCTTCCGCGTAGAACGCACGACCGATGCCCATTATACATGCCACAATACCGTCGATTTTCTGCTCGGGCTGCTCCTTGCGCGGGAATATGTTCTCCTTTGCGTCAGCCTTGGCAGTAACGTTAGAAGCCATCCAGGTAAGTATCGGGTTGTCAGGATGGTGCAGCCTCCCCGATGCAATCGCCCCTTCCATCTCGCGCATGGCTGGCGACATCAATTGCACCGTGTTCCGAAACTCTACTGCCGTAGCGCCATCAGCGACCAGATTCTGCGCTAGCTGTGTCGCCTGCCAAGGGTCATACACAACTTCCCGCACATCGTAGCGGCGAGTCAGGTCGATGATGTCCGACTGAATATCATTGAACACCACCTCATCGCCAGCCATGACTTCCAGTAGCCCCTGGTGCGCCCATCCAGCATACCGCTGGGCGTTTTTTGACCCTTCGACAGCAGATTCCGGCAAATAAAACCGGGGAAACACATAATAGTGCAGTTTCCCCTCGATATAGCGGAAAAATACCTGCGCCACGGCGGCCATATCAACTCGTGATGCCAGGTCGATGGCGACTATCGACGGGCAATCCGCGAAGTCTTCCTGCACCATCGTAGCGTCCGCGCACCGCCGCCACTGCTCCATGTTGACCCACGCCTCCCTGGCGCCAACCCAGATGTTGTAATGCTTTGTTTTTATTACGTTTTGCTTGGACGGAGACTGTATGGCCTGCTGGATTTGTACCTTCAGATAGTCGCCGGAAACCGATATGTCATAGTTCGGGTTCGCCTTGCGCATCGCATACTCTGTGCGCCAGTCGTCGCCTTCATCGAGGGTGTAGATGAGCCCAAAAAGTCGGTCGTTTTCAAAAACGCCATCCAGCACCTTCTGGACATCCATCTGCATCTCATAGCATGGCCCCGCCGTATTGCTGCCAGCAGTTGATATCACCAGCATCAGCGGTTGATCGCGGGCGCCCATTCCGGTGACCATCGTGTCGTAGAGTGCTGGACTGTCGTGCTCATGGAACTCGTCCACAATGGCCAGGGTTGGCGATGACCCGTCGCCAGGGTTGCCGATCACAGGCTCAAACCTGCTGCCATCGTCCGGCTTGACCAGCGCCTTGGCGTTGATATCAATGCCGAAATGCTCGCACAGTGCAGGCGTGCGCAGTGCCATCATCCGTGCCGGCCGGAATACTTCCCAGCTCTGCTTCTCGGTCGTGGCGCCGGAGTAGACTTCCGCGCCATATTCCCGGTCAGCCGCGAACATGTATAGACCAATGGCGGAGGCCAGCACGGACTTGCCGTTCTTGCGCGGCACCAGGAGGAACGCCTCGCGGAACCGGCGGCGGCCATCCGACTTCCGGCGCCAGCCGAAGATGCTTGCAACGACAAACTTCTGCCAGTCGGACAACTCGATGAGCCGGCGCTCTGCTGCCCATCGGCCTTTCACATGTGGGAGATTGTGAATAAACGCGATGGCGCGCTCAGCCTCGGCCTTGTCGAACCGATAGGGAAAGTCGTCGCGGGCCTGGTCGTCAATGTGGCGCTGACACGACTTCACTACCCACTTACAGGCCGGCAGCCTGCCCTTCGCCACAGCAGTTGCGTAGCGGTTGGCGGCGTTCGTGTGCTTATACTTAGTTGCGGCCATTAGAACCCGTCAAATGGGTTTTCAGGCTTGTCGGACTCGACATCCTCCAGCCGTGGTTGCTTATAGAGCTTGTCCAGCGTCAGCCGCAACTGTGTATGCTTCGCGCACGTATACTCCACCGGGTCAGATTTGAACTCGGCCATTAGCTGCGCCGCTATCTCAAGCAACTCTTTCTTGCCAGGCGCGTTTAGCCATCCAAGTCGCGCCAGCCTTACCGCCATCGGCCGCCACTCACCCTGTGCAGCCAATGACAACCAGGACGGCGGCGCCGGAACCATCTCCACCACGTTCTGTGACGGCTGTTTCGGCTTTAGGAACCTATCTGCCTTCTTTCTCCGGCTCAACAGCGCAGGATCCTTTTTCATTGGTCCACGTTCGCCCATAAATTTACCTTCTAAATCAATAACTTACCTTGGCCAAACCATTGCATGTGAAAATCTGAC